TCTGCTTGTTGCTCTCTACTCTTTGCAACATCATCTTCACTATTAATCAAATCAGGATCTACGTTTAATATTTCCCTTTTTTTTCTAGCTACTTTATCTGCATTCACCAAATCTAGAACTTCTGGCTTAAACTCTGCTATTTGCCCTATTCCACCTAACCAAGTATCTATTGCGTTAATTTCTGTAAGTTGTTGGGCTTGGTTAATAGGATTAATAAATTCAACCTTTAAATCTGGTGCTTGCTTTAACTGTTCTGGCAATTCTGGAAATACTGCGTCTGCTAACAAACCAAAGCTGCTACCCCCGTTTTGCAAATCTCCTACTTTGTAGGATTTTCTAAACTCTATATCAAAAACTCTAGTTAAAATTCCCTCTAAGTAAGCTTGTAACCCTACACTAAAAGGACTCATTATCCTAAAAGATTCTGCCCTTAACTCTAAAACTTGTGTTGCTGTTGCGTTAGGGTTATCAAATATTTTTAACTTATCTAGAAAAAAAACCTCTTTGATTGTCTGGTATTTACGCTCTAGTAATTTCTCTGTAATTGGTACATTCCCAACTGTAAAGATAGGCTCAACCGCTGCCCTACCTGATGCTAATTGCTTTTGATCTGGGTAATTAAGAGCTGCGGACGTAAGATTTAATCTTCTACTAAAATTAGCATTCACATTCAAAGGAGGTCTTAAAGTCAAATCTCCTGCATCATTTAGTTGTCTCCACATGTGATTAGTTTGCCTTGCATCCGCTAATGCTATCATTGATCTAGAAGTACCATAAACTTCATTTGTGGCTTTTTCTGTTCTTCCTATCGATATAGGCATAGAATCCCATCCAGTCTCTTGGATAGTGGTTTCGGTTTCTTTCTCTAGCCAAATACCAGCAATTGGCTTATTCGTAATATCAATCTTATTAACATCTCTATCTTTCCTAGGGAAGATATGTAATTGTAAATCAAACTCTTCAAACGGATTCGTTTTATTAGATTTGATTACTTTTTCTGGGATGTTTCCTTTACCATCCCCCCATTGTTGTATAATTTGCCTTGCTGTCTTCTTGCTTTCTATTATTACATAATCGACTATACCATCTTGATTCTCTGCAATTAAAAAATCTCTTATATTTAGTGTGTTACAGGTAAAATCAAAATCTTGCCCTTCTTCAATAAATGTGCCTATAGTGCCAAATACTACCGTGTCTTTATATGCTTCTAATAAAGAAACTTCAAAATTAGACTTTGGATTATATAGTTTGCTAAATATAATCTGAGTGATCTTACTTAAATATTCAGAGACTACCTTGTCTTCGTTTAGCTGTTCGTCTATCGTGCGTAAACCAAACCATAATGCTGATTTGTTGCTAAATGTGCCGTTTAATATTGATGCTAATGTTTCTACCTGTACTATAGGGAAGGAGTCGTATAATCTTCTTATATGTGTTTTTTCCCCCTTAGTTCTTTCAACCGTAATATTTGCTTTAATAGGACGGAATATGTCTGATACATTCTGCCATTCTGTTTCAAAATTAGCACGCTGACTTTTTAATGTACTTGCCCTTTGTATTAAGCTCTTAGCTTGCTTATCTGACATTAATTAACCACCCAATATACGTGACCTACCTGTACGATCACCTCCTAATCTTCTCCTGAATAATGACTCTCTTATATCTTGTCCAGCAAATATAGTCCTACGTCTCGCTTTTTCTTTTTGTTGCCTTACTGCCTCCTCTGCTGTTTCAGCTTTCTTTCTTTCTTCTTCTACCGCTTCTCTTGCTGGTTGAGTTGCTGCAAGTACTGCTTGTTGTTGGGCTTCTGTTGCCTTTTTTTCCTTTCGTTTTTCTATCGCTTTACCAACTATAAAAGGGTCTAATGTTTGAGCTAAATTCTCTAGTCTCCCCTTTGTAAAGTCTTCTACTTTCTTTATAGTGTTTGAACTACCCATAATAAAATCTTGTTAGTTAAGTTTGAGCATATTCTGGTTGGAGGCTTTTTGCAACATATTTCCTTTCATCAATCCCCACTGCTGCGTATCTGAAGCCATCTGCCCCATTACTTGACCAGTCATGGAAAGGTTTTTCATCAAAACAGTTCCTTACTTCGTTAAACTTTCTTTTGTAATTGCGTAACGCCATTACACCTTTATGACAATTATCCTTATGAAAATAGAATTTATTAAACATTGATCTTACAGCATTAATACCATCTATTACTGGGATATTAGGGACTATATTGAATTTTATTCCTAGATCCCATGCCTTTTCATATCTACTTTTTCCATCTGATAACTCTCTAACTTTTATATCATGTGGGGCGTTGTGTTCCCCATAGATATATGGTTTTTCTTTAACTATTTTTATATAATGATCTAAGCCTTTCCCTGTGCCTTCAATATAATCAATCGCTCTTAATTCACTCCCTACTTGCTGAATAAACCATATAGCCATCTCATCCCTTAAGCCTAAATCCCAATATGTATCAACTAAAATATTCGACTCTAGCGGAAAATTTAATATTCTATTACCTTCTTCCGCTGCTTTTATCTGCTCTGAGTAATAAGCACCCTCTATAGCATTATAAAATGAACAATAATATTCCTGATTGATAAAATCTAGGGTTTTCCCTTCTGCTAAATCCTCTTTTTTAGCTTGTTCTAGTGACTTCTCTGAATAAACTTGTCCCATCGTATCATCAACAGTTACTATTTCGGTGTACCAATTCTCGTCTGATTCTGCCATATTATACAAATTGTAGGCGTGATTCTGACCCTTAGGGGTGAAATTAAATATAGCCCATGCGTTCGCTGCCATTATCATAGGTCTTATAGTCGCCCATGCTGTAGGTCTTTGCTCTGAATATTCTGAAAAGATAACCCCTTTAATTCCTGCCCCCCTTAAGTCGTCCACCTTGTCAGATCCTACTATCTGATATATAGAACCATTATAAAGCTCTATGGTCATTTCTTGGTTGTTTTGTCTTTTTATTAATTCTTTAGGAATGTAATCTAGATATTTGCGTCCTTGTAAGTCTGTTTCATTCCATATCGCCTTTTTACCTTGTTTGTATGTGGGGAATACATGCCAATATGTCCCTGGGACTTTTAAGGCTGCTTCCCTAATTAAAAAGTTTAAACCAAATAAATCCTTCCCTGCTCTTCTATGCCAAACGTAACAAGCCCTTTTACAACCATTCACTAATATATTCCATAGAGGTTTTTGATAGTCTCTTGGCTGCCAATTGTAAGGGATAGTTAAATTAACCATTAAGCTTTTAAGAAAGCGATATTAGCATCTGTTGCGATTAGATTTGTGGTGTCTGTCTCATTCGTTACAAAAAGCCTTAAACTTTCCCCCTCTGAAAGTTCAACTAAACCATGTATAGAAGATCCCTGAGGGTCAGAAGAATTAATTGTTACTCTAGAACCTTTTCCAAATAAGTCTAGATCTGTGGTAGCTGCAAAGTTTGTATCAAATTTTACTAAATCCATATGGATAATTTTGTCCTGCCCTGATACTGTTAAAATCGACGCACTGCCATTAAATGCAATTTTAGATTTTTCTATCCCTATGTAAACTAACCAATTTGCAGCATTAACTCCTACTAAATGTCTATAATAATTGGTAATTGTTCCATTTGTGGTAAAGCTAATTGCTGGCCCTCCTTGCGTCAAAGATAACTGGAATGTTTGAGCCGTTGCCGTTACAACGAAATATTCAGTTGTTTCATTAAATTCTGGTGGTAAAGAAGCCCCTGGACCTGATTTTAAAAAAAGTCTATCATTATCAGACAAGCCATGATTAAACGCTGTTGTTCCGTCTAAAAGTCTTGCTGTTAGTGTGTTTGTAACATTGTCAAAAGTGACTACGTCTTGGAATAAAATTCTTTCTGGTAATTGACATAATATCCTAGCATTAATAATCTCCCTTGTATTTGCTGTGTTAATTGTTGTAACCTCTGTTGCACCTTCAAACCCTATTTGAACCGAGACAGTTGAATCGGGTGCTCCTATAGTACCAAAAAACACAGCCCTTATATAATCTTGTTGCAGCGAACCTGTAGCAAACACTTGCCCCCCTAAAGAAGTATCAAATAGAGGGGTTGTTAAAGTAATATTAGTATTGTTTGTCCGTAAACTCTCATCCAAATCTAAGATTGACTCATTAGCTCCATTAGTTTGAAAAGCGTTAATATCTAGTGCTACCCTGTTAATATTACCCTCTACTCTTAATATAGACGTGCTTTGATTCTTACCTTGGTCAAATCTTACAAGGGATAAAGAGATGTTTACCCTTGGTAAAGTATCAGTCCTATCTTTACAAACAAATCCTGTTCCATAATCAGAAAAAACTGCAAAATTAATTGAAAAACTGTTGTTTTTTATCTCCCCTATTGCCTGGCAAGAAATAAAAATAGAGTCAACTATAAAGAATGATCCTGTCCCATCCATATCAAAGAACGTTCCAGACGGTGCTTGACACAGCATTAGCTCGAAAGTCACAATTGAAAAATCTAATCCAGAGAACATAGTCCCCGTCCCTGTGTATACTAACGCATTACCCAAGTCAACCGATGAGAAAGTAACCGTTGCCCCAGCTGGAAAAACAAATCTGTTACTTGTAACAATAACATTATTCAATGTATATCTTTTTCCTGATTCTAATGTAATAACTCCCGCTACTGGTGCTGGAAAATCATCTATAGAATTAATAATTACTTCATTACTTGCACTAACAAAGTTTCTTATATTCTGTAATGTAGCTTTGTTATTAAATGGGTCTAAACAATGGAATACTTCTGTGCCGTCAAAATCTGTTGTCTCGGTTAGCTCACTTATCTTCTTAGTTGGTAATTCAGCCATTTGATATAACCTTTTTTAATTTATCTAAGTTATCGAAACTACTATTAGTAGTTTTACCCTCGCTTTTTACTTTTAAGCAGAGTGGTTTGTTTTCATCCTTACCTATAAGGAAAGTATATTCTTTACTTGTTCCTTTGCTCTCCCTACTAAGAGTTTCTATCTCTATTATCTTTTTGTGTAAATCTTCTCCTGTGCCTATCTTGTTTAGTAGTGCTTTTATCTTTTCTCCATGGTTACTTATCATCATCTTCTTTTACCTCAAAGTCTTTTCCTTTGTCTATAATGTTAATTGTTGTATTGCCCTTGTCCTCTGTCTTATCTCCATATAATCCTTGGTTAGCTTTTCCTGCAAGTCTTGAAAGGTTATCGCAAATAAACTTATGTGCAGGCACGCAATCTTTGAATCCTGGGTTGTCTTTTTTAGCCATTGCCTCTTGTGTAACTTCGGCTGCTTGATCCATTAAATTTATAGCATATGTCTTACGTGCTTCGATACAAAGGTCGGAAAAAAATTTATATTTTGCCATCCATTGGTAGTATGTATCTTTATGGATTCCTATTGATTCGCATACCTGTTTTGCTGTCATGTGGCTTAGCTTTGATGCTATCTCTTTCGCTAACTCCTCTGTATATTTAGTTGGCCTTCCTTGGGTTGGTTTTTCCATTAGTTATCTTAATTAGTATTGTTAATAAGTTATTTCAAATTGTTTATTTTGCAATTTATTTCTTTTTAGAGCGTTTTGCTTTAATTAGAGCTATTGCCATTGATTGAATTAATGTTCTTCTTTCTCCTTGGGGCTTTTTTGGGGGTTCTTTCTTTTGTTTCTTGTTATGTTTTGGCATGTTAAAAGTTAAATTTGGTTTCTAAATTAATACTTATTATATCCTTTATACCTTTTAGTCCGCTTAGTTTTGCACTATCTGGCTCTAAGCTATCTAGGTACGTGTACTTTGTTTTTGCTCTCATTTCAATTTTTTTTGTAATATCGAAGGTAACCCCTAAACCTATATTTAACCCTATACTGCTCCCTTTATCAGTGTTAGTGCTTCCATTATTATAGCTTTCTAAAAAGTCTGCTTCTGTATAGCTAATTCCTATTATGCTAAATAGTTGGGGTTGGTGAAGTGTTATTAGAGTGTCAAATGATATTGTTTGTAATGTAATTTTTGATTTAGTTGTTAAAGGTTGCCCTGCTAAAATCCCGCTAGTATATACTAATCCTGTGTTGTTATTGTCTTTCGTTGTTTTGCCTTGGAAGTAATTAACTTCATATGATAAAT